ATGGCAGCAAGAAAACTAGCCATGGATAAAGTGCCTGTGGTTATCCTAAACCACCTTACAGAATCACAAAGAAAAGCCTATATCTTGGCAGACAACCGAATCGCACTCAACTCAGGGTGGGATACAAGTATGCTGTCTGTAGAACTCCAAGACCTAAAAGATGACATAGACCTTTCTTTGTTGGGTTTTGATCCAGACGAACTAGATGCCCTGTTAAACCCTATAGAGGAAACAGAAGGGCTAACGGATGAAGATGCTGTGCCTGATGTGCCAGACGAGCCAAAGACAAAGCTAGGCGACATCTACATATTAGGTAATCATAGGCTGATGTGTGGCGATTCTACAAGCATCACAGATGTAGAGAAGTTGATGGATGGTCAGAAGGCTGATATTTGCTTTACATCGCCACCATATAATGCAGGGTCGTTGCAAGTAAAAGGCAACGCTAGAACTGAGAAAAAATACAATTCTTTTGATGACAACCAATCAGAAGATGAATATAGAGATTTTGTAATATCTAACCTAAATTGTATATTTGCCGTTTGTAACGAGGTTCTATACAACATAGGGTTGGTAGAGGGTAACAAGCGTGTGATTGTAGATGTATTGGCACATTATCGTGAACAATTTAAAGACATTATTTATTGGAAAAAGAATAATGTTGCACCGCACATACAAGGTGGTGTAATCAATAATTTGGTCGAATTTATCCTATGTTTTGGTGATGGTAAACGCAAGTTCAAAAATGCCCAATTTACACAAGGGTCTTATTACAATGTAATTGAAGGTTCATCGGCTGCTGGCAATGAATATTCAGACATACATAAAGCAACATTTCCATTGTATTTGCCTGAGAACATAATCAATAATTTTTGCCCACCAAAAGGCATCGTATTAGACACATTTGGTGGCACAGGAACAACCATGATTGCTGCTGAAAAAATAGGCAGAAAATCGTATTTAATGGAATTAGACCCTAAATATTGCGATGTCATTGTGGCTCGCTGGGAGCAATTTACAGGCAAGAAAGCGGTACTTTCGGAGTTAGAAAAGGAATAATATGCAAGGTATAGAGCATATTCCTACAGAAGAAACTAGAAAGCTAGTCCGAAGCCTAAGTGCTGTAGGAATTAGGTATGTAGATATTGCTAGTAAGCTAGAGATCAGCGATGACACCCTAGTTAAGCATTACAAGAAAGACCTAGAGGATGGTCGGATAGATGCCAATGCCTCTATCGGTCAGACATTGTTCCAACAAGCTAAGAATGGCAATACAGCAGCAGCTATCTTTTGGCTAAAGACTAGGGCGCAATGGAAAGAAACTTCTAGCCTGGAAGTAACTGGAGCAGATGGCTCACCATTGGTGGTTAAGTGGCAGGAGTAATCGTAATCCCCTATAAGCCAAGGCAACCACAAAGAGAAATCCATGTGGCGATGGAGAACAACCGCTTTGTAGTGGGTGTAGCACATCGAAGGATGGGTAAGACTGTCGCAGCTCTTAATGAGTTAATTAAAAGGGCGATGCAGAATAACAAGCAAAACCCTAGATATGCCTACATAGCACCGACATACAGTCAGGCTAAAAGGGTGGCATGGGATTACCTAACCCACTTTGTAAGACCGCTAGATGCTACCGCCAATATTGCGGAATTAAGGGTAGATTTTCTCGGAAGGAGAATCCAACTCTATGGCTCAGATAACCCTGATTCGCTTCGCGGGCAATATTTTGACGGGGTAGTACTTGACGAAATTGGCGATCAAAACCCTAAGATTTGGAATGAGATCATCCGACCTGCATTAGCAGACCGCAAGGGGTTCTGTCTGTTTATCGGCACTCCTAAAGGCAACAACCATTTTAAAGAACTGTTCGACAGGGCAAGCCAAGAGCCTGGATGGTCGGCACTACAGTTCAAGGCTAGTGAGACAAAGCTCATAGATGAGGATGAACTCTGGGCAGCCCGAAAAGAAATGGGCGATGACAAATACAACCAAGAGTTCGAGTGTAGTTTCAACGCAGCAGTAGAGGGTAGTTATTACGGAAAGTTAATCAATGATCTGGAATCAAAAGACCGACTTTGCGAAATTACAAGAGATGATCTCTGTAGAACTTATGTGGCTTGGGATTTAGGCATGGGCGATTCTACAGCGTTGTGGGTTGCACAAACTACAGGACAAGAGATAAGACTGCTAGACTATGTAGAGAATCATGGTCAAGGACTCGATTGGTATGTCAATTGGTTAAAAGACAACCATTGGCATCAAGCAGAGCAACTCCTACCGCATGATGTGGAAGTGAGAGAGTTAGGCACAGGTAAAAGTAGATTGGAAGTATTGAGAGAATCAGGACTAGATGTCAGGGTTCTGCCAAGACTTTCTGTAGAGGATGGCATACAGGCAGTTCGTAGAATGTTACCGAAGTGTTGGTTTAATATGCCACAAGTAAAACAAGGACTCGATTGCCTAAGAAACTATAGGCGAGAGTATGACGAAAAGCGCAATGTGTTCTTTGACAAACCTTTGCATGATTGGGCATCGCATGGATCGGATGCCTTTCGGTATCTGGCAATCGGTATGGAACAAAACAGCACTTGGGATCAGCCAATAACAGTTAAAACTTCATGGATCGTATAAATGGATGAGCAAAAACTAAAAGTCATTGTTGAAGCGGAGATAGAAGACTCTATTGGCTATGTAGAGACTGAGACAGTCGAGCAGAGAACCAAGGCGATCAACTACTACAACCGCTATGAGTATGGCAATGAAGTAGAAGGTCGTAGCAAGATTGTTACAGGCGAAGTAGCAGAAGTAGTCGATGGTGCTTTACCTCAACTTATGCGAATCTTTGCTGGTTCAGATGAGTTAGGTCGGTTCGAGCCTCGGATGCCAGGCGATGAGGAACTAGCCAAACAAGCCACAGAACTCACAAATTATGTATTCTTTAATGACAATGATGGAGTCATCATTCTTCATGATTGGATGAAAGACGCACTTCTACAAAAGAATGGTATTGTCAAATACTGGTGGGAAGATGCAGAAGAACCAACTAAAGAGGAATACAAAGGGCTTAATGCAGAAGAACTAACCCTTATGTTCGCTGATGGCGAGATGGAGTTAGTTAGCCAAGAGACAGAGGAGATTGCACCTGCATCGATAGACCCAATGGGTATGCCTATCCCTGCTGTGCTTTCCTACAATGTCGTAATCCGCAAGAAGAAAGAAGTCGGCAAAGTCTGTGTGATGAATGTGCCGCCAGAGGAGTTCTTGATCGCTAAGCGAGACAAGAAAATCAAGGATGCTCGCTTTGTAGCGCACCGCACAGTTAAGACTCGCAGCGATTTAGTGGCTCTAGGCTATCCACAAGATGTAGTGGATAAGATGCCTGCATACAATGACCTGACATACACTCCAGAGCGAGTAGCAAGGTTTACACAGGGCGAGATGCCAGATGAGACACAGACACTAGACTTTACTATGCAAGAAGTAGAAGTCTTTGAGTGCTATATCCGCACCGACTTTGATGGCGATGGTATTGCAGAACTCCGCAAAGTAACCTATGCAGGAGACCAAATCATTGACAACGAGGAGTGCGATCACATTCCTTTCGCTAGTATCTGCCCAATCCCAATGCCACATAAGTTCTTTGGTCAGAGTTTGGCAGACAGAGCAATGGACATCCAGCTCATCAAGTCTACAATTACTCGCCAAATCTTAGACAACCTTTACTTAACCAATATGCCTAGGGTTACAGCCCTAGATGGTCAGGTAAACCTAGATGATCTATTAACCTCTGCTCCTGGTGGAGTGGTTCGAGTGAAGTCCTCTGGTGCAGTTCAACCAATGGTTGTTCCTGCTACAGCAGCGCAGTCATTCCCAATGTTGGACTATATGGATCAAGTCTTGCAGAAGCGATCAGGAGTTACTTCTACAAGCCAAGGTATTGACCCGAACATTCTACAAAACACGACAGCGACAGCGATTGCAGCGATGCAACAAGCAGGCTCTGGTCGGATTGAGATGATTGCTAGGATCTTTGCCGATACTGGTGTTAAAGACCTATTTAGCGGTATTTTCCAGCTCTTGCTGAAGTATCAGGACAAGCCAAGAGTTATTCGACTCCGAGGCAAGTATGTCTCGATTGACCCAAGAGAGTGGAAGAATAACTACGATGTAACAGTCAATGTCGGTCTAGGCACAGGTAGCCAAGATCAAAAGATGGCAATGGCAGCGATGGTGATGCAAAAACAAGAGCAAATCTTGTCATCCCAAGGCTTTGCTAATCCGCTAGTATCTGTGGGTCAGTATCGCAACACACTCGGTAAGTTTATCGAGGCAGCAGGATACAAAGACTCAATGGAGTTCTTCAAAGAGATTCCACCAGAACTAGACCAAATGTTGTCTCAGCCACAGCCTCCACAGCAACAGCCTAACCCTGCTCTCGATATGATGATGCAGCAGACACAAGCGCAGATCGAAGTAGACCGAGCCAAGGCACTCAATGATATTGAGATTGCTAAAGCCAAGGCACAAGCCCAAATCCAACTCGAAAGAGAGAAGGCAGCAGCCAACCTAGAACTCAAGACAGCAGAGTTCCAAGCAGAGGCTCAGTTGAAAGCAGCGCAAGTAGGAGCTAAACTTACAGGAGATGTCAGGATTCCTGGATGAACCCAAGCGATAGAGCAAAAAATTTACTAATAGACGATTTCTTTACTAAGCTCCTAGAAGCTCAGAAAGATGTCTATAAGTCTTACATATTCGGTTCGGCAGACCATGATGTAGAAGGCAGAGAAAGAGCCTTAGTCAAACTGCGAGCCATAGAAGAATTTGAAGCATCTATTCGATCAATCGCCCAAAATGACGAAATCGAAAAGAAGCGATTTAAGGTTTTTTAACCAACCATAGAGGTAAAAAATGAGTGAAAACACCAACCCACAAGGGAGTGTAGATACATCTGTTAGAGGTGCAGCTAACGCATTTATGTCTTTTCTTGAACCACAAGCGGAGGAGGCGCAAGCCCAACCAGAAGCTAGTGAACAACCGATTACCGAGTTAATTGGTGATCCAGAGTTCGAGGAGCAAGATGTAAGTGCGGAAGAAGCTGTAGAGCAGGAAGAAGAAGTAGAGGAACAACCACGCTACCGAGTTAAAGTCTCTGGAGAAGAAGTGGAAGTTAGCCTTGATGAGCTTCTGAATGGCTACAGTAGGACTGCTGACTATCAGAAAAAAACCCAATCTTTAGCGGAACAGCGCAAGGCAGTAGAAGCCGAGCGAGTAAAGATTGAGGAAGCAGCAAAGACAAGAGAAACCTACTCTCAGCGTCTCCAAGTCATTGAACAATTACTCCAACAGCAATCACAAGGTGAGGACTTATCTTCTTTAAAAGCAGAAGATCCAATAGCCTATGCTGTGGCAATGGCAGAGAAAGTAGAGAGGGACAAGCAGCTTCAAGCGGTGCAGATGGAAAGGCAGCGAGTTCAACAAGAACAAGCAGCCCACCAACAAGTACTCCTACAGAAGCATATGCAATCAGAGCAACAGAAGTTGGTCGAGGCAATCCCAGAGTTTAAGGATGATGTGAAAGCCGAAGTAGTCCGTAGAGACATCCGCAATTATGCGAAATCTATCGGATTTACTGACCAAGAGTTGTCTCAGGTTTACGACAGTCGAGCTGTATTAGCCCTCTATAAAGCAGCGCAATATGATAAGTTGATGGCAAATAAAGGCGCAGCCACCAAAAAGGTAGCTATCGCACCAAAGACTATCAGACCAGGAACATCTAATCCGCAGAGTTCTGAGAATGAAGCAGTAAAAAAAGAGAGAGCCAAACTTCGCCAATCAGGCAATAAGAAGGATGCAGCTCGATTATTTGAACGATTCTTATAAAGGAAATTAAAAATGGCAGCATATGATCGCTATACAGCAATCGGTGCTCGGGAAGATTTAACCGATGTTATCTATGACATCAGCCCTACCGACACCCCAATTATGTCCTCTATCGGTAAGACAAAAGCTACTTCTGTCTACCATGAGTGGCAAACCGATGCACTCGCAGCAGCAACTACAGCTAATGCTTTAGTTGAAGGTGCAAGCGCAACAGAAGCAACAATCAGCCCAACAACTCGCCTTGGTAACTATACACAGATCGTAGGTAAGACTGTTATGGTTTCTGGCACTCTCTTGGCTTCTGACCTTGCTGGTCGTAAGTCTGAGATGGCTTACCAATTGGCTAAAGCCTCGGCTGAGATCAAGCGAGACATCGAAACCATCATCACAGCTAACCAAGGTCAATCTGTTGGCACATCTGGTGTAACTGGTCGTAAGATGGGTTCTTTGCTCTCTTACATCAAGACCAATACAAACAAAGGTTCAGGAACAACAGCAGGTGCTGATCCTACAACCATTGGTGTATCAACCCGCACAGATGGCACAACCCGCACATTTACCGAGACCATCCTCAAGGATGTAGTCAGCAAGGTATTTACAAGCGGTGGCACACCTTCTGTATTGATGGTTAGCCCAGCTCTCAAGCAGACAGTATCAGGCTTTACAGGCTTGGCAGCACAGCGCTATCAAGTGCCTACCAATGGTCAAGCAACCATCCTAGCTGGCGCTGATCTTTATCAGTCCGACTTTGGTGTATTGCAGATTGTTCCGAACCGCTTTATGCGCACTCGGGATGCATTGGTTCTTGATCCTGAGTATGCAGCTTTGGCATACTTGCGCCCATTCCAGACCAATGACATTGCAAAAGTTGGCGATGCTGAGAAGAAACAAATCTTGGCTGAATTGACTTTAGAAGTTCGCAATGAAGCTGCTCATGGCGGTGCATTTGACTTATCTTGATAAAATCTAGATAGTCTGTAGAATATGGGGTAGGCAAAACCTACCCCATTTCTATTTATGAAAAAACTCTTAGATGTAGTAGATGGTGAAGTAAGAACAGTTCTGTCTGATGGAGAGGGCGGTATTATAATCCATTCCCAGACCGACTTAACAGATTTCGCAGAGCATACAAAACAGCAATATAATGCCAATCCTGGCAAAAAAGGATGGTCGGGCAATTTATTCGACCCTAAGAACAAGATAGCTTCTTTACCATTGGCGATTATCAATGATCTCAATGCTAAAGGAATTATGCGAGGCTTTAATATCGTAGATGAAAAAGCCCTAAAAGCATGGCTAAATGACCCTGATAACAGGGTTTTCCGCACTAGAGGCGGTGAAGTATGAGGATCGCTATTTTAATACCCGCTAGAGGGCAAATGGAGGTCGCTACAGCCTTTGATTTGGTGGCGATGTGTGCCTATACCATTAAGACCACAAAGCATGATATAGACCTTTTTACTAGCTCTGGCACTCTGATCTTTGACCAGAGGAATAACTTGGTAAAAACAGCTTTAGATATAAAGGCAGACTACCTGTTATTTGTAGATGCGGATATGCGGTTTCCAAAAGATACACTAAAAATCTTAATGGCTCACGATAAAGATATTATCGGAGTCAATGCGACTACAAGGTCTGAGCCAGTAAAACCTACAGCCAAAAATATGCACATCAATGAGGATGGCTCGATTGATTGGATGCCGATTTACTCGAATGCCAAGACAGGCATTGAGAAAGCAGATGGCATCGGATGCGGTGTCATGCTGATTAAGCGAAAAGTTGTAGAAACAATCGAAGAACCTTACTTCTACTTTGAGCAATTGCCTGGCAATAAAATCCTAGGTGAGGACATTTACTTCTGTGTAAAAGCCAAGGATGCAGGGTTTGACACTTGGGTAGACCATGATTTGTCGAAGTATATAAAGCACATTGGTCAATATGTGTATGGCTGGCACAATATCGAAATACCAAAAGATTAAGAGAGAAATATGCCTTATACCAATTATTCCGATCTAAAGACATCGGTGGCTAACTATTTAGGTCGGTCAGACCTAACATCAGTTATTCCTGATTTCATTCGATTTGCCGAGCTAAGAATGGCTAGGGATCTCCGCACAAGAGAGATGCTCAAGTCTGCTACAGCTCCGACAGTAAGCGGTGATGGCAAAGTAGCTCTACCTACAGACTTCTTAGAGATTCGAGACCTTCATGTCCAAGGCAATCCAAGGATGCCTGTAACTTACTTATCTCCTAGTTCATTTACAAGAGATGCACCAGCAGATGAGTCAGGAAAGCCAGTCTATTACACTATCTTGTCATCGGAGTTCGTATTAGCACCAGAGCCAGATACAAACTACACACTAGAGATTCTTTACTATGCTAAACCGACAGTATTGTCTGATAGCAATGCCTCTAATGTGTTTTTGGCTAACTACCCTGATGCCTTGCTTTATGCAAGTCTATTGGAAGCCGAGCCATACCTAATTAACGATGCTCGCACTCAAACTTGGTCTGCCTTGTATGATCGAGCAATCAACAATATCTCGCTTGCTGACCAAAATGGTGAGTATTCGGGTGTTCCTCTACAAATGAAAGTAACCTCTCGATAAGGAATCAAAATGGCTGAAATGTCAAATTATCTCGAAGATGCACTAATCAATGCAACTCTCCGAGCAACAACTTTTACTTCCCCTGCTACAGTTTATGTCAGTCTGCATACCGCAGATCCAACAGACGCAGGAACAGGCACAGAGGTTAGCGGTGGCTCTTATGCTCGCCAATCGGCTAGTTTTGCAGCTCCTAGCAATGGTGCTAGTGCTACCAATGCAGACATTACTTTCCCACAAGCCACAGGTAACTGGGGAACAGTAACCCACATTGGTATCTGGGATGCACTAACTACAGGTAACTTGTTTTATCACACCCAATTGGATGCATCTAAGACTATTGATACAGGCGATGTATTCAAGATTGCATCAGGCAGCTTGACAGTAACTCTTGCCTAATCCATGCCAGCCGATTATTGTGGCGCATTTACAATTGACAACATCGATCAGTTCGGAACTCTTGAACAGATCCTTGTCTCATTTGATGATCCTGCATGGAACTCGACTAGCACCTGCATATTCTATGGAGATGCCAGCATCTCTGGGGTCGCTACTGCTAGTGCTAATGGCTATGCGATAAGAAATGCGTCAGGCGCAGTAACAGGCACAGGCACAGTAACAGCCGATGCTTATAGGATTAGAAGCACATCAGGCGCAATCTCAGCAGATGCCACAGTAACCGCTAACGGCTTTGCAATCAGACAAGGCTCTGGCTCAGTAACAGCCCAAGGAACAGTAAATGCAGAAGCGATCAGGGTTAGAACAAGCTCAGGAGCTATTTCGGCTCTGGCTGTGGTCTCGGCAAATGGATATGGAATATTTGCAGGATCTGGTGCAGTCTCAGCTACAGGCACAGTATCGGCAGATGCTATCAGGATTAGAACAAGCTCTGGCTCTATTTCAGCATCAGGGTCTGCCTCTGCATCAGCCATTCGAGAAAGACTAAGTTCTGGCAGTATCTCGGCAACAGCAACAGTAACTGCACTAGGCGGTGTTGAATATAGTGGCGATGCCTCAGTAACCGCATTTGCAACAGTAACAGCAAATCCTGTAGCAATCTACAGCGCAGTAGCAACAGTAAATGGTATAGCCCTAGTTAATTGCTTTGGCAGAGTTCTAGGCGATAATTGGACAGACGAAACAGTAGGAACAGAGGCTTGGACAGGTGTAGCACCGAGTGCAACAGTTTGGACTGTGGCATCGGCAGGATCAGAATCTTGGACAGCTACAGCACCAACAACTACTGTATGGACAGACATATCTAGCGGAAACTCACAATGGCAATAAATCGTATCTCATTCGGAGAGTGGACTCCAGATCAGCCAGGATTAACCAATGGCTTGCAAAGGGCAGAAAATGTCTTTTCTAAGGCTGTAGGATATGGTGCTATCAATGCAGCCGAGGAATACTCTGGCGCAGCATCAGAGAACCTAAACAATGTGGTCGCAGGCAAAACCGCAGCAGGAGCTACAGTCGTTTTTGCTGGTGGTGCAACAAAGTTATTTAAGTTAGATACAGGCGATCTATCTTTGGATTCGGTAGTAAAGGCTAGTAGAACAATCACCAATGTCGCTAAGACTAGCGGAGTAGTAACCATTACTACATCTGCTGCTCATGGCTTTTCTGTAGGTGATTCAGTAACAGTAGCAGCAACTTCTACAACCGCAGTTAATGGAACTTTTACTGTAGACACAGTTCCAACAACTACAACCTTTACCTATCCTCAGGCAGGTGGCAATATTGGATCAACTGTTGATACAGGCACAGTTAGCTTTCAATACACAACTCCTACCAACCAAAGATGGCGATTTACACAGTTTGGCAATGTCTTAATTGCTGCCAATGGTGGTAATCGTTTGCAGGGATATAACTTAAATAACTCTACAACCTTCCAAGACTTAGCAGCAGATGCTCCACAGTCTCGGTATGTAACAGTAGTTCGAGATTTTGTAGTATCAGCTTATGTAAATAGCTCGACTGTTTATCCATACAGGGTTCAATGGTCGGCATTAGGAGATGAGTCCAATTGGGCTAACTCAGCGACAACTCAGGCAGATTTCCAAGACATTCCCGATGGTGGCTCAATTGTGGGTGTAACTGGGGGTGAATTTGGGTTAGTTTTCATGGATCGATCAATCCATCGTATGTCATATGTTGGCAGTCCTTTAGTTTTTCAGTTCGACAATATCAGTCGCAACCTTGGATGCTATGAGGCTAACTCTATTGTGCAGTATGGTGGAACTAGCTTCTTTCTGTCAGACGATGGCTTTTATGCCTGTGATGGACAGCAACTTGTTCCTATAGGCAATGAGAAAGTAAACCGCTATTTCTTTGGCGATGTAGACGAAGGTTCGTTAAGCTTAATGTCAGCAGCAGTAGACCCATTTAGAAAGCTAGTAATTTGGGCTTATGCAAGCCAATCCTCTGCAACTGTAGATAAATTGCTTATCTACAACTACCAGACAGGCAAGTGGACTAGCGGCACAACCGATGCAAGCCGAGTAGCTTCTTCTTCTACACCATCCTTTGATTTAGAGGGTATGGATGTATTCGGCAACTTAGAGCAGATCATGTCTAGCTTTGATGATAGGGTCTGGCTTGGTGGAAAGATGCAGTTTGCTGGTGTTAAAAATACAAAGATTGTTACCTTTACAGGCAATGGCAATACAGCGATTATTGAAACAGGTGATATTGAGATGCCTGGCACAACCTCTGCAATCACAATGGCAAAACCAATTGTAGATGGTGGCTCTGGATCAGTCGCATTATTCTCTCGCAGACTATTAAGCGAGCAGGTAGTATTTGGCTCTCAGACCGCAGCAGATGCAGAAAATAGAGTGTCTATTCGTGGTGTTGGGCGGTATCATCGTCTACAATTAACTCCTACAGGTCAATGGACAAATGCAGTAGGAATTGATGTAGACATGAACCCTCTAGGAACTAGATAATGTATCGACTGTTACCTCCTTTCGGAGCAGATCAGCGAGGTGTTGCCGAAGTAGTCAATGGGATTATGAATGGCAAAACCAACAATACTGGTTCTGTTACTTTAACGACAGGTGGCGCATCTACAACAACGATTACCGATGCTCGGATTGGTGCAGATTCGGTCATTATCTTAGTTCCAGCAGATGATGTTTCTGCTAGTAGTTTTTATCCATATCTTGCGGTGCAAGATGATACAGACCAAGCTGCTACTACAACAACTGCAGCCAATATTATGTCGTTTAGCACTACAGACTACAGTCTTGGTGCAAGTCTTGTAAGCAACACAAAACTAACCGCAGGTTACGCAGGACTCTACAACATTCAGTTTTCTGCACAGTTAATCAACACGACTAACGATGTGCAAGAGGTTAGCATTTGGTTTAGCAAGAATGGCACAAATGTAGCAGGAAGCAATAGCGAGTTTGGTGTTCCACAAAGAAAGTCTACAGGAACAGCATCTAGAGTTATTGCAGGCTTAAACTTTTTTATAGCATTGCAAAAAGACGATTATGTAGAATTAGTTTGGAGACCAAGCGACATCGGTGTAAGTATTGAGCATTTTGGAACACAAACGACACCAGATCGACCAGCTACACCTAGCATCATAGCAACAATGAGTTATCTGTCATCGAATGGATACACAAGCAATCTTTTTACAATGCCTTATATATCAGCAACAACAGCAGGAAGTGCAACTATCAGTCATCCTGCTAATTCAGTATCAGGTATGACTTATAAATATATTATCGTAGGATAAGGAACAATTATGGCAATCCAATTTCAACAACCAGGTGAAATAAGAGTTCCATCTAATTTTATTGGAGATACTCAATATTTTGGATCACCAGAATATTTTGAATTTATAAATGCTAATGCTGGAGTTCCTCGAACAGCAGATTTAGCATATACATCACCTTATTTTAGAGGTGGACTATCTTCTTCTTTTGGTGCAAGTCAAGATGCTGCAATAAAAAGGTATTTAGATCGAGTTCAAGCACAATCAACAGCAGGCGGTGCAATTACTAATACCCCAACATCAAATACAGCTACTACAAACACTATGACACCTAATTATTTTTACTCCAATCCTATTAATTTTCTAACTAGCCCTCCGATTACACCTGGTGAGCCAGCAGCCAATGCATCTCAGATTGATGC